CTTGTTCCCCTCCGTTGATTTACTTGACATGGATAATATATCACCAAATGCAAGGGTTGTCAACACCTAGAGCAAGGAATATTTACATATTGCGAAAACCCATTGCATCCTGTAGAATATACCCATGATGATTGAAGAGCGAACAGTCAAGAATTTGGTGGATGCCCTGCGGGCCCGCCGGTGGTCTGACGCAGAGATCGGTGAAGAGGTTGGGGTATCGGGGGCAACGGTGTGGCGGTGGCGCCAGGGGCAACGCCGGGTCCAGTCGCCCCGGATGGTTGTCAGAGCGTTAGAGGAGCTGCTGAGGCGGCCATGAACGATAGGCCTCCAGCTTGCCCAGGGCTGGAGGCCCACCGCAGGGGAGAAATGGTAGAGGAATGCTCGGTCAGGTAATGATACGTAGGCCCTCGAAGATGACTGCCATCAATCCCATCCCGCCGGCGGCCGGCGGCCCCGCCGACTTTGCCTTGTCCCGCAGGCGCCGGCCATTGCCATTGCTTATGAGCTTCGCGGTCTCTGCAGGTATAAGATGGATGTCTCGGTGCATGGCATCAAGCAAGATTATCACTTTGTCCACCGCTGCGGCGTCACCCCGGGCGTAGGCCGCGTTGGCCCCATCAACGATCGCTTTAGGTACGCCTTCGTAACTCATTACCTCACCGTAATCGGTGTGTCCACCATGCTGTCTGTCGCGACGCGGTACTTCACCGAAGACTGTATCACGTAGTCAGGGCTATTTATTCCCGACCCTGTGCCAAACATGCTGGTCGCGTCCTGGGTGATGGTCCCGGCCTTGATGTAATCCAAGTCAAACCCACCCACCGAGCAGGACACGTTGGTCAGACTCAGGGTCTTCACGTTGGCAGACCCGAGAAGGTTGATAACCACCCGGTCAGCACTGGCATTGGTGGCTGAGAAGGAACCAGCGCCGCGAATCGAATCCATCGACTGTTGAGAAATAGTATCGTCTAGCGTGGAACCATTCGTCCGACCATCCGCAGAGCCTGCCAGCGTAAGGATTCCAGCTTCTGAGTTAGCCATGTCAAAGGACGGCGCGGAGATGTTGGTGAGAGTCATGGCGTCGACGTAGAGGTACCCCGTGGTTGTACCGTCGCGTTTCACCTGGAAGCAAGTGGTCAGGCCCGTCTTTCCCAAGCTCACGTCTGAGAAGGAGAGGGTAGCTATACGCGCCCCGGCCGCAATGTTAACCTGGATCGTCTGACTCTGGCGCTCCGGTTCTGCCGGGTCCGGAGGGAGCCACCGGCCTATCTTGCTGTCGGGGAGGATGTACTCCGCCCCTGCATCGGGCCAGATCGGGGAACTGGGTTTAGTAAAGGATGTGATTAGCCAGAGAGCAAGGGCGGACCCAATCCCAACAGTAAGTAGACCGAGGAAGATAGGCTTCATCCCACTGGTGCGGATGCGGGCAATCCCTGGAATTCGCAGTCCCTTTATCTTCGGTGTCTGCGGAGTCTCCAACTGCGGGGTGTGTAGGGCGTGGATAGAGAACCGTGGCAGAGGAAAGGAAGGCACGGTGAACGCAGGTAGCTTTATGGGGCCGAGCTTCTTCATTCCTTCTTGTTATCCGCCAGTGCCATCTTGGTAACCAGGGCACCAAGCAATCCGCTCACCGGATTTCCGAAGATGGCGAAAGCCAGAAGTATGGGTTCCAAATGAGGGGCTACCTCAGCCGGATTCGATGTGGTTTTCCAGACAATGATAATTCCCAGGAGAACAAAGGCCAGTAGGAGCGGGCTTGCCATAAAGAGAAATAAGAATTCCACGCCGGATAAGGTGGTGGACGGTTTCCTAGCTTTCTCCTCCTTGAGTGCGGTTTCCGCTTCAGCCAGGGCCTCCTGAAGCCGGGCTACTTCGTCTTCCATTAGTCAGGTCTACTCACGATGTAGCCCACCAGACGAACGCCATCCCCAAGGCCCATAGTGTTGTGAACAGCAGAAGCAAGAATCTCTTCTCGATAGGTTGATGCATGTTATTCGCCTTCGCTTTCGAGAATCTTAATGGCCACAACTACAAAGAGGCTAAGAAGACCGCTACTAACCCCAACCACAACTTCCACGTGATTCATTTTGTACCCTATCCAGGCAACGAACAAACCAAAGATGGTTGCACACAGGAGCGCCACCATGATTTGAGGACGTATGCGACTCATACCCGGCCTCCTTGACCCAAGCGCCAGTCTAAATAATGATGGGCCGGACACCAGCAGGCCAAAGGGCTTTTAGTTCCTCCGGAGTGGTGATGTTCGTCAAATCCGGAATCTCCCCGATGGCCGATAGACGACGTCTCAGGTTTGTTTCTTCATTTACTTTGCCCCGAGCCGTAGCCGCCATCAACAGCGCCCCGAGGTAAGACAGTTCCCGGTCCACCATTGAGATCATGTGCCCGGCGTGGATCGCCCGGCACTTGTCCATATTGCATGTGAACACGGCGGCGCCATTGACTATCGCCATTTCCATGGCATCCCGAAAGTAACGGTCGTGACACTCTGGGTCGAGACAGGAACCCTCAGCGTGGGCGTCGGTATCCCTGAAATGGTAGGGAAGGTCAACGTCCTCCATCCGAACATACGGGATGCTGGAGACATGCTGACTGGGATCGAAGCGGGTGTTCTTGACTTCCTTGGAAGCCTGACCACCAGATATCATGGCCCGACGGGTAACCTTCTCGAAGAACGTTTTCTGCATTACCCGAGCCTCGTCGAATCCATCCCCGAAGGTCGTGACGGACACACACGACTTGATTGGATTATTCCAAACACAACAATTTGTCATTTACTGATCACCAAAACCATGGTTGCCACTACCGAGATCATAGAGGTTGCCAGTGCTATCCACGTACACCTCAAAGTCAACTGAACCGACAGCAGCAGCGTCATACCTAGTGTGGACATCGGAGTTGCTTGCTGCCTCATTAATCTCCGCTGTGCAGGGGTAAACACTGGTAGAGAAGGCAACATCAAATACTATGGTCCGGTCACCAGCCCCATCATCAGTAATGCTGGCCACGTTATAGCTAGGGGACTCCAAGGCCCCCGCTCCTGTAATACGGCACCAGAATTTACAGGCCCATGGACCATATTTCAGCAGGTCTGGTGGCAGGTACTTGTTGACGTTACTCTCAGCCTCAGCCTCAGTCTGAGTAGCCTGGGCTGGGGCTGCCGTCGTGATGCTTAGGGTGGTGCCAGAAATGGTCAGCGTACTGTCAACGGCCAGGTAGGCATACACCCCAGCACCGTCATCCCAGAACAGGATGCGGTCAGCGTTGGGGTCCGCAAGAGCAACCTCCAGACCACCATTGGCTCTTTTCAGAGTGCCGGTGGAGCTCGTGAAAGCCCCCAGGCGCACACCGACATTGGCACCGCTAGCAATATGAATGTCTCCATCTGTCGTGAAGATGTCCGGCGCCATGGCAATGAAGTTGTTGACAAACTCATTCCAGTTTGTCGCCAGGACTACGTACCCCGTTGCCCGCGTTGTTGGTGTCGAATAAGCCATTACTCGCCCTCAGCCTCGATACGCTGCCGGCGCAACTGCGATAGTGTCTCTGGGCCACCGTTGGGCTTCCCGTTCCGGTCAAGGCCGCCTCGAGGATCCCAGTTCGCATGGGGTAGGCCCATCCGGTTCTTCCGGCGTTTCATTACTTCTTTTTCGATCTCGCCCATGTTGGACGGAAACTCAACGTCGAACCAGCCGGCTCCACAATCCACGCAGAATGTGACTGGGTTGAGCGAGGTGACAACTGTCTCACCATAGCAGCCGTCTCCCATCGGGCACCGGGCGAGCCACAGTCCATGATCGAGGATCGCTTTAATCGTAATGCCAATCTTTTCAGAGTCCGGTGGAAGTGTCCGACGGAATGGGGCAAGGTAATCACGCATGGACTTACCAGGCATGGCCTGATGTTGTTGTTCGCAGCGGTCGCGGGGCATCATTACCATTAGTAAACCAACTTGGTTTGAGTACCCAGGGCTGACGTTCCTAGTATCCAGGCATCAGAGAATTGTTCTGCGTCCGAGGCCAATAGCGTCACCTCCAGCGGTCCTACTGGACCCTTCATATCGTAGCGAAGGCCCTCGATGTAGAAGTCCTGGTTGAACCCGAGGCCCGCGTTGCCATTGGCCCGTATCGTGATTCGATCACTGATGTCACGCTCCAGGAACTCGTCGAAATGGGCCTGGTCTTTGTTCGCTAAGAACTTGATGATGATCGGTATATTCGGGTCTTTATAAATGGATAGGTTGTAATTGGCCCAGTCCAACGCTTCCTGGCTGGTTGGAATGTATTGAGGTCTCCTCGGCCAGATGCGCTCACCGAAAGCGGTCTGGCTCGTCGAATCCAACTCGGAGATCTGCCCGGGATCCTTAACCGTAACCGGCGTTCCCCGAGCGACGTTTTTGGTTAAGAATCCGTCCGTCCCGCCGTTATTGGTGAATACGAGTTTCATCTGATTGCCGAGTTTAGTTTCGACCAAGGCGAGATCGGAGATCAGATCGGTGCCGCCCCCACCCGACTGACTGTTGAACGTGTAATCCGTACTGGCAACGGGTGTTGTCCAAGCATCAACCGCCCAGGCGTCTGTCGCACTAGCAGGGTTTGGGAACCGGGCCCAAAATGTTTTGTTTTCTCCCGCAGCTATCGGAGGGGAATCTGATCCGACTTCTGGATGGGTCCATAGGCCCGCAAGGGAACCGACGGTGTACAACCGAACGTCAGCTTCAAACTGGTTGAAGACGAAGGGTAGCGGATCCTCTTGTTGAATCATCGCATAGTCGAGGGCCGCTCCGTTCGCATCACTAAACGTCGCTTGACTCGTCAAGAAGGCGCCCGACCGTCGGAATTGTCTGTCATCGAATTGTATCCGGGCATCCTTGGTCTCGCGAAAGAAACCATTCTCCGCGAGCTCCATTTCGTGGATGGCCGTCAGGGTCAACTTACGGTCAGCGGTGTACCGGGTAATCGTGGTCCGGCCAGTCGCTAGCGTGCGGTCATTCGTCGCCCAGCCTGCATCGTCTAGAAGGGTCGCAATGATCTGATCGGTCCTCTGGGTAGTCTGCATCGCGATGGAGACTTCCTGCTGGTTGATAATACCGATGGGCCCGATACCTTCAAGAATCGCGGTCTTATCCCCACCGGGCACAATGCGCGGGAGCAACCGGAGCAGGAACCCTTGCCATGTTGGATAGTTAGGGATGCCAGCCGCGTCCACGACGGTGTTGTTGTCGGTTAGATTGTTCGCGTTCTCCGCATCAACACGGGTGCCGGACGCTTCGTTGAGGTCATACCAGGCCGAGAGGGAAGTCTTGAGAGCTGACCCGTTGCCGGTCAACCCGATGAAGGCGTGGCGCCGGCCGTTCCCATCGTTGTAGAGGAAGGTTCTCTCGTCGGAAGAAAGGAGCTTGCCCCAGTGGCCGGCTGCAACCATGCGGCCACCATAGAACCGATCAGCGGAGCTTGAGAAGCCCTCTCCAAGCCCGAAGCGAATCGCGTTGGCCAGGGTGCCGTTCTGGGAAGTAATATCGGTAGCGCCCTCGGCAGCGCCAGCGTTGATATACCACTGGGCATTCCCGTCTCTATCTGCTGTGAAGATGCAAAAGGCCCAGGTGCCAGCCGTCAAGGCTGTTGTTGACGAAATCGTGGTGACCGATGTGCCATCCGAAATGAAGGCGTCCAGCGTCCCATCTGATTGGAGCTCGACCGCATACCCCAGGTTGGTCGCAGAGGCGCGATCCCGTTTGTTGATAATGCCCACTTGGGCCCGGGCTGTAATATTGATCCAAAAAGCGAAGGAATAGTCCTCTGTCGTTATATCGAGGACGTCTCCACCGGTTAAGGACTCGGAGTTAGCCGTAGTAAAGAACGCCGCTCGTCCTTCATGGGATAGCCGGATCACGCGACCAGGGAGCACGTTCCCAGTGAGCGGGGAACTCGTATTGAAGCTCGAATAATCCTCGCTGGCGTTATTGAGAATGAGGTGTAAGCGGCTAGCTACCGATCTACCCTCCAGTTGTGACGCCTTGTCCCGACCATAATTTGTCACACGCCAGGAACGTACGCGGTTCTGGTCGATGACTTCGCCGGTGTCGCGAAAGTCCAGGTCATTATTCCAGTCAATTTCTAACTTGGCGACTGGGATTACCATCAGATGCCGCCGCCAGCGAGAGAATTGTCACGAACCGTTTGAAGGATGCGCGAATCCAAATCGTCTACGCCAATGACGTCGCCGGCCACGGTTAGATTGACGATGACGGTCTGCCCCCCTACCGTGCGTACCCCGGCAACCCCGCCTGTCTCAAGGACTCCACCACTACCGAACAACACATTTTGGTTGATACGCCGATTTTGATTTTCGTTAGCCTGCTGCTGAAGATTAGAGATGACTTGAATGAGTGCATCCCTTCGGCTGAAGTTTGGATTAGCCGAAGCATCGATGGTGGCAATCTCGGACCTGGCCGCCGTTAGGCGAGACTGGATTCCAGAGGCAGCAGCGTTGAAAGACGGGGCGCGGACCCCCACTGCGGCCGCCACAGCGGCGGGCACTTTGATCAATTCGTCAAGGATGCCGGAAACCGTTTCCTCGGTTACCGCACCTAGCAACCCCAAGAAGTCCCCGAATTTAACTTGGGCAATCTCAAGGAAATCCGCCATCCGTGCAGGGAGAATCCCAAATTTCTCGGCTAATCCCTTAACAAGATCCTCAAAGCTGATTCCTGCCTCGCGCATCCGGGCGATGACTGGGTTCAAGCCGAGTCTAAAATCCTTCCAGCTATTGGTTACCCTCTCCGCCGCCCGTGCCGTATCATCGGCTATCCTCTTGTTGATCTTCTCCAACTCATCGGCAGCGACCTGGGCTTGACGCGCAATGCTCTCAGTATGGTCTACAAAGTCCTTATGTATGAGGTCTTGTACTTGATCATTTGTCCTCCTGACCCTCTCCCAGAAGGCCTCATTGACCCTCACCCTTTCATTGAAAGCCCGCTCCTCGACCTCGCCCACCCTGGCTTCAAGATCACTAAGTGTTGCCTGGTCGCCTAACACAGCAAGCATCGCTCTTCGCGAATTGAAGACAACCTTTTTAGCCATCTCCTCTACAGACTTGACTACGTTGGTCTTCATGGTGCCTGTACTAGATACAATCCCTTTGGTGAACTGACCAACGTCGTCTGCTGTCTCTCCCCAAACGACGGCCAGATCCGCCACCTTCTCTGCCGTGATGTCTATGTCCGGTATCCCGGCCCTGATTTTGTCTATGGCCGACTGCATCGCTTCGCCGAACTTGTTGGCGCCGGGGAGAGCGTCAAGGACGGCCTTGGCCGCGACGAGCATCCCTGCCAACGCTTGCCTATGAACGAAAGTCATCTTGTTGAAAAGATTGATTATGAAATTGACCGACGCTTCTGTGCCGGTTTTTATGGCACTCCAGACGGTATCCCAGTTCTTTAGCAACAGAGGTAAGACCACCGTCGCCAGAGTGCTCAGGATTACGACTATTAAACCGACCCCGGTAGCGCCCATGGCCACTCGGGATGTGATACCCAGTATTTTGATACTGGTGATTAGAGTCGGTAGCATGAGCAGTAACGGTCCCAACACCAACAGGATGCCACCAATCGCTACACCGACAATGGCTAATATCTTTGCCAGCTTCGGGTTCTCGTTGGTCCACTCGATGACCCGGCGAGTTATCTTCTCCAGCACCACGGCACCCTTTTCGAGGAGGGGCAACAGCGCGTCTCCCAAAACCTGCAGCAAGTCTCCCATACGATTCTTCATCTGGGTTAGAGGATCGGCTGCAGCAGCGGCAGCGCCGTTGACCTTCTCCTGCACGGCGGCCAGGCGTTCTTCAAAGGTAGCCAGCTTGTCTACGGTGACACCGGCCGCGATTGAAGTGTTGGAGACTCCCGCGAAGAACCTCGGCATGGTCTGAAGGACGGCGTTGAGGTCTTTGCCGGAAAAGGCGGCGGCGTCCAGGACGGTTGGGAGAATCTGGAGGGCCTTCTCGTGATCCCCAATAACGCCTGTCAGTAGTACCAGGGCCTTACGTTGTTCTTCATCCCCGAAATTGGTCTTGCGCTGCTGGGCCTCTATGACGGCTTCGATTTGCCGTTTCTGGATCTCATAGGTGGTGCCAACGTTCTTTAAGGCCTGGTCAAGTCTTGCAATGCCTACCTGTTGGTCAAGAGAAGACTTGACCGCTAGAATCCCAACGCCGGTAATAGCGGCGCCGATGGCCGTCATCCCGATACCGATCGCCCGGCTATTCTTCACGATGCCGGAACGCAACTTGTCAAAGGCGGTCTGGGTCTTCTTGAATTCCGCCTGAGCGTCCTTCGAATCGGCGCTGATGACTATTTTGACTTCGTTAGCCATAAACTTCGTCGGGCTCCGCCGGCGCTCCGGCCGCTAAGATTGCTAACATGGGCAGGATTAGATCGGCACGTTCAGCCAGTATCTCCGAAGGCAGTTTGCTCCACCGCTGGCATAGACTATCTACGGCGCGGGCCCGGGTGAGGGCGCCTGGCTCTTGGATGATGCGCCCAGATCGAGTTGTTCCAGGTCCGACAGCTCGCCATTCGACGAGTTGGGCTCTAAAGGGTCTGACACTTTGTCCAGACTGTCGAACCAATCCACCACAATAGCCAGGGACATTGAGGCCCCAAGGGCGTTCATACCGGCGCCGTTGGGCGGCAAAGCCTCATCGTCTTCACCTACCAAGTTCCAGTCGATGAGTATGTGGTCACCGAAATAGCCAGCCAACAGTTCGCCCTCTTCATCGGCGATTAGCCGCTTGAGTTCGAAGTAGGTGTCCATCGAGACATCGGCCCAAACCTCTATCTCACCGCCCATCAAACCTTCGTGGGTAAGCTCCAATATCTTCTTGGGCCTGACAACCCGTATGGCAGCCGTCCTAAAGCCATTGTGGCTAGGCATTCGTGGTTTCCTTGCCATATTACCTCTACGTCGTCCAAGTGGGGTCGGTGCCGCTCTGAAGCACAGCAGGGGCCGTTATGATCAAACTGCCATCCGCTGCCCGGCTCATCACCATATCGGTCAAAACAACTTCGTTGAGTAAAATTTGCCCGCTGACCCGCAAGTCTTCCGATCTCACCACGTTCGAAGTTGAAACCGTTTTGTGGACTTGATAACTGGACGCTCCGGCCGCATCGTTATACACCATGGTCCACGCACTGGAATAATCCCCCAGCAACAACAACCTTTCCGCGGCAGACTTATCCATCCCCGTCGTGTCCTGCGTGTTCCGGGTTATGGATAAGTCAACATTGGTTACATCGTTGACGATAGCCCGCAAGCTGCCCGCGCTGTCATCCCGGCTGGCAACTGACCAGCCGAGTCCACTTTCTTTTCCCGCCATGCCTTACCTCTTACGACCAGGTCGGATCAGTGCCACTGGACAGGGCGGCCGGCGCCGTGATGATGAAGCTCCCATCCGCACCTCGGCTCAGAGCCATGTCGATCAGGGCGACCTCGTTGTTGAGGGTCTGACCACTGACCACCAGGCTTTCGCTCCGAAGAACATCGGCGCTGGCAATGGTTTTATGGACACAGAAGCTCTTGCACCCACAGTCGTTGAATAGTAGAGTCCAGGTGCTTGAATAGTCACCGAGTAGGAGCAACCGCTCCATCGAGGATTTGTCCATGCCGGTGAGGTCCTGCGTGTTTCTCGTGATGCTGAAATCCACGTTGGTTATGCAGTTCACCAATGCCTTCAGGGCAGCCGAGCTGTTGTCCCGGGATGCCGTAGTCCAACCAAGGCCCGATTCTTTGGCCATCTAAATACCTCTCTTGCTCTGCTCGATTTGTACCACCGTTTCGTTAAAGTTCTCGTGGAACTCATCGTAGTCCATCTCCCGCTTCTCCCGCCCTGGAATGTGCAGGGTGAAGGTCGGGTCGCGGTCTACAGGCATCGTATGGGTGCGGAAGCATTTCTGCCCTGCCTCAAAATCGAATCGGATCAGACCCCCTCCTATCGGAACCTCTTTGAAAGCCCGGCCAGAGGTACGACGGATGTAGTCAGCTTGCCTTGCCCCAAGGTCCGCCTTGATGTCAATATCCGTCACCCACCCCATCAGGTAGTGGTCACAATTGAACTTGCGGCAGTCGGCCGCTTCCCACCAACCCGACTTGGGGGTGCCGTCCTTGTTGCCCCGGTTCATCCGAAAGGTTTGGGTTCCCTTGTGGATGCCGTGAATCATCGGCACGTTTAGTACCCCTCAGTATCTACCGCTTCACCGCGGCGGGTCGCCACCACCACATCAACGCTGGAGAACGTTCCAGCATGATTGACCCGGGTGTATTGATTGACCGTGCCGCTCACCGTAACCCGCTCCGATTTATTGATGGCCGTAATCTGGGCAAAGGCTTTCAGGGTACAGAAACAGACGCCGTTCGTACTGTCCTGGATGGTGGCCGTATAATTGCTCCCGCTGAACGCGGTCAAGTGAATCATGCCCGCCAAACCAGCGGAACTACTGGCGCAGTTATTGTCGCTAGCTGAGTTACCAGTGCCCGAGATAGTCGCTTTCGCCAACAGGATGATGCCGTATTCCCATCCCCGGCCGTTGGCAAGCACTTGCCCTTTGGTGGTCAAGGAACCGTCGGCGGGGCGAGCAATATCGTAATTAATCTGTTTCCCGTCACCCAACATGGCGGCGCTGCTTCCCTTCGCGCCACCCTGGAGGGCAATCAAAACATCCACATCAGTGGTGGGTAGGGTCCGCAAGGCCAAATGCTGCTGGCCAGTGGCCTTGTTGAAGAACGTCGTGAAGTCCAGGCTGGAATCGATCTTGCCGTACAGCCGCTCTATGGCGGACTTGTTGATGCCGGTGACTTCGAAGGTGCCACGAGGTGAGGCCATGCTATCGAGGGCCCCGACATCCCCGGAGAGATCAAAACCCTGGAAGTAGAAACTCATCGCTAGTGCGGTTGCTTTAGCCATCTTCGTCCGCCTCAATCAGGGATCCATCCGCTAACCAGCCTATGATCATTTTCTCGGTAGTAGCCGGCCCGGGATACCAAGTGTCCCCCTCGTAAAAGTCCACGTCAGGCTCACTCCCTTCATCCACTCTTCGGGACTTGATGGGGCTACCGGCTGGGATGGCCCGGGGGTTCCCTATGATGTACTTCTTAGCCATCGAACTGCACCACTCCGGTTCTAAGATTCAACCGAGGCTGACCGGTAACGTGGATATGGGGCCCGCTGTCCATCCACCGGATATTAATCAACCCCCGGTAACCGTTGGTATTCCAGATCTTCTCCGAGTCCACGTCGTCGTCCCGGATTCGCCAAGTCTTCATTGCGCGATTAAGGCAAAGCCTCCACCGCTTCGAATGGCGGTCCTGCGGGAAGTCAGCCCACTCATTCTCCCTTGCATTGGCTGGCGCGGCTGTGTGTTCGTCCTGGAGCGCCTGCAGTAGGTTTCCATCGGGAGCCCACACCGTCGCATTCCCATCCCCGTCGATTGACAGTTCACCCACCAAGAAGAGGCGACCGGCTACTGGGTCAGCCCGGCGGCACCAGACCTGGCCGGCGATGCTCTTGCATCGCCGCACCTGGCCTTGATGGCGCCAGCGCATCTCCCCCGTGGACCGGGAATAGGAGAACTCGTACTCCACTACCTCAGTGGGCGGGCTTGAGGGCTTCGAGTGCGTCTGTAAAACCATTTTGGCTTTCCTCCGGTGCCACACAATGAGGATGGAAATAGTGTCCCGGCAGTGTAATGATTTCCTGACCGGGTTGGATGGCTTTCAGACATCCAACGCAGATGAAAGAGGCAAATGCGGGTGGTTTCACGTCTAGTAGTTCCAGTGGGTTGGTCCTTTCGCCAGTCAACTCTTCTTCGCCGGTAGTCTTAGGGGGTCGCTCCGCGATGATCTGCCAACCGTCGCTGTTGACGATCAGCCGCCCTTCCGGTAGCCCGCCGTCCAGGGTCGCCTGGAACACCTTAAGAGTCTTCGCATGGGCAGTCCGCTCCAGGAATAGGTTCCGGTAATATTCCTTGATGATCGGCATCAGGGCGCCGAGCAACACATCGGGGAGATTGGCCATGTCTTCAGTAGCGATACCACCACTCCCGGGTCCGTCATACTCTTCGGGCATCTTGGGTTCCTCCTTACAAGTTGTCATGCTGTAAATGCGGCCGAGTCGTCCACGATTAAAGGCATGGTGAAATCCGCCATCCTGAATACCTTGCCGCCAATATCTATGTAGCCGAAGTCCACGGTATAGGCGACACCGTACTGCCCTACCACGTCTATATTCCGGACGGTGGCGCCCAGGGTGAAATCGGCCATGAGGCCTTCGTCGCCCTTAGATACGGCTTCGGTCAGCTCCACCTCTATGGATTCGACTGGCTCCTGAAAGTTGGTAGGCAACATCATCCGCATGGTCAGGGTGTAAACTTGTATGGTTTTATCCCCAGTGGTCGCCACATGCCTCATGCCGTTCACCCAAATGTGAACCGTTAATTTGGCATCTGTCGGCGGCGCCTTCGCCTCCCCAATCTGCACGGTGCTGAAGTAATTCGTCTTCGCCAGCGCATCCCGGATTGCGTCGAAGGTAGCTTGTATCAGGAACGCCATTATCCGAGGCTCCGGATGAACCGGTTAGCATGGCGTGTGATGACCACTCCGGCCCCTTTCTCCAATTCCTGGCCCACCTTGCGGAACGACTGGTATCCCTTGAACCGGCTCGTGGCGTTCCTGGCACTGTCCCCCTCCAGCCACGGTCCATACACCACGTTGGATTGAATGATCCCGTTGCGCTGGCTGCGGCGGGAGTTGACACTCCGCCGGAAGTGCCCAGTGCTGGCATGGCCGCGCTGTGCCTGACCCACCGACAGATATACGCCGGCCGGCCGGGGCCGGAGCCGTTCATCCAAGAGGGATTCCCCTTTTTGGATGAGCTCGCCGATGATGTCACCCATAACCTTCGCCAAGGCAGGCGCCTGATCCTGGGTCAATAGCTTCCCGGTTGCCGTCATGCTGAGTTTAAGCGTTACCATTCCCGCCGATACTGCCGGTCTACCCCTATGCCCATGAATGTACGAACTTCTTCAGATGGTCGAAATCGAACTGCCGGATCAACAACGGCTATGAGTAAACGTCGCTCACCGCTCAACGCTTGCTCCACTGCCTTGGCGTCGTTGGGAGTAGTGTCTACCACGATATTCTCTTGTTCAAACTTTGTAACCTCAACGGCTCCATCTTGAATGTCTCGGATTAACCGCCATAGTTGGTCACACATGAACATCTTTCCTTGTTCGTCGAACATGCCGCTGCCATCCTTCCCGTTGACTCCGAGCGCTACACCATTACCCCGGTTCCCTCTCCGTAAACACCGGCCCCCCGTTGGAGCGAACGCCCAGATGAATATGGCGTTCTCCGGTTAGCGCCCGCGTCTCGTCCTGCGCCTCTGGCGGGGTTGTCTCCACTGAACTTTGAGCCAGATTGAAATACATGAGTTCGATAGACCCGTTTTCCAACCCACGCAGTAGATGTTCAAGGGTCTTGATGGCGATTTCGTTCGCGGTGTCTCGGGCGTTCTCTTGCATCAAACCGCTGCCATCCTCACCCATTCGTATCGGTCAATGTCCATCTCCCGCCGAGCGGTAAGATCCACACCGCGGAACTCCCGAGCCCCTTCGCCCTGGCCGATCTCCCGTCCGAAGCCGGCGCCCTCTTGCAAGTATTGAGCGATGGCTTCCCGCCGGCACCAGCTCACGATGTTGAACTCCGGCTCATACTTGAGGATGGCCGTGGCGTCCGCATGGGTCGCCGCGGTAGTCCCGTTAATGCCTCTCTCGATGGTTAGGGTCCGACTGACGAAGATATCCACGGCGGTAGCGTGGGCGACCAGGAGAGTGCCGTTGTAGGCCCTTGTGACCGTGATGGTAGTTCCCGACACTGCCTCAACGAACATCTCCTCTGAATCGAGTCTGATGGTCTCTCCAGCCAGGACACCGTGCCCGGACTCCGCGGTCAAGGAGTTGTTGGCAACGCTGGCAGTGATCGAGCCGTCATTCATATTCTTCGCGAGATCCGCGAAGACTCGCTCACTGACGAAAATCTGCTCACTCTCGATCAGAAGCGTATCGCCCACGTCGATGAGAGAACCATCGCCACATACGAACTCGGTGGCGCTGGAGCTCGAGGACAGACCGCTGGCAACCGTACCCCGGGACCGCGTGTTATCGGAATAACCCCAAGATCCCAACACACTGAGGGATCGCTGGGGAGTATCGCCAGATTCAAAAGCGGCCGTGCTGGATAGGTCTATCTCAATCCGGTCATAAGGTGGGCCGTCATTGTTGGGCTCAAGGAAGAAATCGCTTGAGGATATAGTCGTGGGGCTCGAATCCTGCGCCATGGTTTTGAGCGTGGTAACGGAAAGCAGGTCGAAGTCAAGCCAGAGAATGTGGGCCCTGACGAATTGCCTGGGAAACCATTCGTAGAGGCGCGTCTGAGTCTTGGGGATGAAGATGCGGCCGTGGCACCAACGCTCGATCTGCCGGCTTATCGATTCAATGGACTCGTCGATGAAACGATCCTGAGCAATGCCATTGACCTTGAGGGCCCGCTTTACGGATTCCCTAGATGTTAACCAGTTGGCCATTCCTTACCCCTGCTTTCTAAGCTAGGAATTACCAGATGTTTCTTTAGGTCTTTACTGTTTTCCGCTCCCGCCAAGTGCCTGGGACGATGGCATGACCACGCTTTTTACATTCCTGGGTCCAATGGACATCCCGAGCCTTCAACAATGAGCACGAAGCACAATAAGCCATCAAATAATCCTCGGCCCACCACTCCACCGATAATTTCCGAGAGGACAATTCCTCACCCCATCGGAGCGGACTACCAAGGGCGTCCCATCGAACGGGCATGCTACCGGCGGCTCCCGTTCTTCCTCGCGCCGGATCTGCCGGTTCTCCTGCTGGACGGATGATAATTGTTCCCAACTCATGTGTTATCTAGTCGTATTCAAGAGTGGCGCTGAAACTTATCGTGGCCGTCCCGTCCACTTCCTCTAATTCGAGTACGATGTCACCGGCCCCAGGGCCAGTGTTGCTCCCGGTAGGATTCGCCAACGTCACATCGGTCTGCCAGTTCGTTGAACCGTCAACGTCCTCACTCGAAATAGCCGTCAAATTATCAAGTGTCCTACCGGGTTTCAGAATCAATGGGACGTGCTCATTAAGAATTGTGTGCCCTGCACGTAACTGCCGGACATGGAAAAAGGTAACGCTTCCATTGGTGGCATCGACTTCTTCAACGACTCCCACCCGAAGGATCCAATCGCCGGTCCCTTCCTTGTCCAATTGGATGTTAAGACTTTTGGGGAAGAGCTCGGCGGCAGCCACATGCGGATAGGAACTGCTGGATTTATCGACGAGGATGTAGCGGGTTGTCGCCGCTACATCCACCGCAGATACGTTTGCATAGAAACTCATGCTTAGGCATCCACCACTGGGTCGAGAAGGCCGGACTTATCGGCGGTATTCAGTACGTAGTTTTCAACCGCGTAGCCTGAAGTCCCGACGTCGCAGATGCCCGCTATGCCAGTGCTGCCGCACGCAAGGCCGTTGTATGCCGCCAGACCCGTGGCACCGTTGGTGAACAGGATAGCGCTGACCTGCGTGGTCCCGCCAAGTTGGACGATTAGGTTGTGATGAACGTTGAAGGACCGCACGCTGCCATCCCCGCTAATCGTGGCATCGGTGGCCCCATTCTGCAGCGTCAAGGTAAAAATGTTGTGGGCGATCTCGGGGCTATCGCAGCCAATCAGCCGGATCCACAATTGGGCCGAAGCTGCCGCCGTGGTTGTGTTGTGGTGACAGTTCAGGACTTTAAGGTTATCCGAGGCCGCAGTGGTCAAGAGGAACTGGATGATCTCTAACGCTGCCCCGGGGTCTTTCACGTCAACCGCATCTAACATCAGGTCCGACGCGGAACTGGAGAACATCACCACCAGCTCGTTGACCGACGAGGTCACCACGATGTTCCGAATCAGCACCGAAGCCCCTGCGACCGTCCATGTGCTGCCAGTGGCGGACCAAGTGACTAACGGACGTGCTGCCCCGTGACCCAAACCGATTAAGGTGATCCCAGCCGTGTCGAACGCTACGCCCCCAGCAGCGGAGATCGTATCGGTGTGCCCCGTGAGAACCAGAATGGTATCGCCCTGGCTGGCTGTACAGAGGTTGTGTGCCGAGTCGATGTCGGTAACGGCGCGGTCAGGGTGTTGGCCGAAGCCCGCTGTGGTCCCACCAGTATCGGTTCCCGTATCTACAAAGAAGATATTCCCGGTTGTGAAAAAGGAATCCGAAATTACCGGGAAACCACCAGGCTGGGTCCGGTAAAACAACCCGCTCATCGGAGATGACCGCGTAACCCCGCCAGCAACGGCCAAGTACACCCAACGTTTGGTGCGCTTGTATGTCTCCCAGGTGACTGCCAGACGGTAATAGTAGCTTTCTACCTTGAACCAGACCCGGTTCTTACACCAAGTCAGTAACGGCTCTCTACGCGCCGTGCGCCAGTCGGGATCTGGGATAGGGCCGAACTGAAAGGCGACCATCCCAAGATATTGGCGAGAGAACCACCAGGGGCATTGACCCAGGTTGATCTTGAAGTAGCCCCGGATGTCGTCCAGGACCGCATAAAGCACCACCAGGGCAATCACCAGAGGGTTGCCATGCAAATAAGGGGTTTTTAGTAACGTCCGCACTTGTGCGACCTCCTTAGTTTTTCGGGGTTCTGACCCTTGTTACTAAAGCCGATGTAATGGATGGACGGCGCCGCAAGCACACGTCCCATCTTGCCGGTAGCTGTGCTTGTGCCGTGGGGCCTCCTCGGCCTCTTCCTTGGTAGGCTCAAAAGGCAGCGGCTCTACGGAGAGCTCGTGCCCACATTCCGGGCAAGCCGAAGGGAAGGGACTGCCGTCATGGTTGGAGCTCCAATTCCTCCCACATCCTTCGCACTTCATTTCTGCCGTACCTCCGATGGCTTCCGGCGGCTGATCTGCTTGTCCTCCGGCGGCCGGTCGAGGCCACGAATGGGACGACCCTTTCCCCGGGTCCGCCGCGGTCGTTTATTCGGGTTCGCCAGCGTCATCTTCGTCTTCATCGGTGATCGGTTTCGGCTTCGGCCTCGTCACGATGCGACCCACTCCCGGGCCGTACCACTTGGCTTCTTTCAAGGCCATCTTGTTTGCGAATTCCAACACCTTCGTCGGGTCCATGGGTCCGCCACAGCGTGGGCAGTCAGGAGACGGCGCTTTACGCCAATCCATGACTATCACGGGGCGACCGTCCGAGCGTTCTTCAACGGTTGAGCAATCCGTCTTCAACCCGCAATAATCACAGACGCAACATATCGCGAGATTCTGTTCGACTATTCGCGCTTGGACCATGATTCAACCTCTCTTTCGTCGGATACGACCAGCCAAAGCCGGTCGCACAGTTTGCACCTATCTGTATGGCGACTGCCGTCATGGTTGGAGCTGCAGCGGGCCCCACAGAAGCCGCAATATAGGATCCCATTGGCGTCAATCCTGGCTTCGACTACTTCGGTGGTGTGGGGCACCTGCCCGTACCGTCTCCCAAGGCGCACAGGCCACCAATAAGCAACCTCTTCGGGCCACTCCCCTGTATACGACCGCCATACCACTGCCTGTGCCCTGAACCGCCTTAGAAGCGCAGAGTCGAGATATTCCATCACGGGATGCACCCAGGGCAGATCCGATAGCGCCGGGTCATCCACGATGTCCCGCATGTCCTCGAACCACTGCATATACGGAACGTCCGGGGGTACTTCCCGTTTATTCCCTTGCGGATGTATGAGCGTGGTGGTCATCGCTTAGGCAGATGAAACTGTCTTGGTGTCCACGTAGACATTATTATCCGACCTTGCGCCCTGAAGTTCTTTCCGCAGAGAGACGGAGCCATAGCGGATCAACTGACCGAAACAGTCGTCTTGGCCTCCGTTGTCATCTTCCTTGACCAGAGCCCGAACGAAATAGAACGGGAGGGAACCGGTGCCGGAAGTCGCCGTAATGTCTAGGGCGAAGTCCTCTGCCCTGACTTCGATGACCACGAAATCGCCGTCAGAGCCGATTTTGTTGTCCGTGTCGTAGTTGCCGCCCGATGCGTCGGTTGTCAGATCCTTGACGTTGCCGCCAGACGAGGTGTCCGCTTGTTGTAGCCGAACCTCGTCCAACTCGTCAGAGCTGTTGAAGGTTCCAAGCTCCACCTGCAAGATGCACCGCTCGAAGGTCTTCATTGAGACATAAGCCGAGTTGTTGGTCGCGGCGCCGATGTCGATAGTCGCGGCCCGTGTGCTGCCCGGCTCAACTACAGACCAAATCGAATGTTCCGAGAGTCTTTCGCTCATTGTCTTCTCCTATTTCCCGCCGCTGCTTACGACCGAACAGCCAGGTTAATAAAGGGGCTGAAGGTGTTGGACCCGTTCCGAGGGGTCAGCGCGGAGTCGATCCAAGGCTTACCATCCAGCCGTTCGATGAACCGCCACTCGGTTTCATCGGTATTGAACCGGGTGTGCATGGAGCTGGCTACCTCGAGGCTCTGCCGGTCACCTATGAGGTAGTAGCTCAGGTCTGTGAAGTAAATGTCGCCTGCGGCCCCGAGAGTCTGGGCCTTCTCCGTGAAGAGTACCGGGCGACCCAAGATGGTCGCAGGGGGGCCGGCTACGCCGTTGTTTATCCAGACGGCGGACCCGCCAGTCCCTACGTTCAAGGCCATGGTGGCGAGCTGGGGGAAGGTATCGTTGTGGGCTATCCATACCGCATTCCCGAGGGACATCGGCAGCATCCGGGAGTACATTTTGATTAGGTTTTCCCAAACGATGGTGGTCGCGGCCTGGCCTGTCTCTTTGGCTACCGACACCAGGGCGTCAGCATTGAGAATGCCGATGGGCTGGCCGGCGCCTACCCCGTTGATGAAAGCGTCATCTTCAAAGTATGCGAGGGCCTGGGAGAACAAGCGATTCAGCAATGCCTCTAGAGAGATCGCGCTGTCCTTGATTAGCTCATTTGCAACGCGAGTCCCACCCATGAGCTTTTTGGCTTCCAGCGCCACTTGGCTGAAGGTGGGCTCACTCTGGGTGAAACTGCCGGACTCGGGAGTCCAAAACGCCTGGATGCCGCCGAAGACTGTAGTCGCATGGGACGTATCCCGGATGGCGGGGATCTTTACCTTGAGGGTTGTCATGGGGATGACCATGGCACGGGGACGCACGATAGCTTGCTCTAGCGCCAAGGAGAGGAGTTGGACCCGGAACTCCTCGGGCACAAGGAAGCCGCCAGCATCGCCCTGAGACTCACCCAACACCTTGTAGTGAGCATCGGTCAGCTTATCCCATGGGGCCCGGTTACCACTGGCTAACGCCTTTTGGGTCTGCCAGTCAATCCCAATATAGTAATCGGAGATCCGCTGGAACGTGCCGTCCATTACGGCCCCCGGCGCTTCCGGCTCGTACATGGCCAGCGCCGCCGCCTTCCGGGCCGGGGTCATCATGGAAAGAGGGTTGCCGCCTTTAAACCAGGGCAACTCCTGCCCACCGTTGTAGGCCATCTGCCGGGCAACGCTCTGGTCCATGGGGATACGTTTGAGCTTCCCCCCAAAGCCGTTGTCATCCATAAACTCTTTCAGGCCCTCTTCCATCATCTCGCGGCCTTGAGCCAACAGATCAGGGTCTTTACTGTGGACCTCAGTCGCGTAACCCTTGACGAATTGCTTAAACCCGGCAGGGTCTTGCATGAGGGCTCTTAACTTGGTTTCATCGTTCAGCACGTCTTCCAAGTCGGCTGCATTGCCGGGAATCTTCAAAGTGATTTCAGCCATGGGTCAGAGCCTCCTCTATTGCCTCTCGGAATATCTCGCGGTAGTTGATGGGGCTGATTGCCTTCCCGCCGTCGTGGTCATGGGAGCCGTTCCCGTCGGCGTCGTGCTCGCCATGCCCAGCCTTCAAAATCAATTTGGCTAGTTTAGTATCCCGGTCGGGGTCATCGGCGTCTACGTCCGGCTCAGGGCCGCCAGGGTGGGTGTGGAGTAGCTTGACCAATGGGGCCATAGCTTGTTCCAAGTCGTCCATCCGCAGGCCGATGTCTTTCAGGAAGGCCCGCAGCTCATCGTCATCCTGGGGGCCAGCGCCCTTATCGTCATCAATAGTGATGGTAATTAGCTTTTCCGCTATCATGTCGTCAATGAGCGGGTGAAGCCCTATCATGCGCTGCATTGCGTCCGGGTTGCTCGGGACCGATACCTGGGAAACTTCCAGGAGTTGCTGGCCGTTAAATTCAAAGTTCTGGAAGAACTCATTCTTCCCGTCAATTTCCTTGGCCTTGCTCATATCGGGGATAAAGCCAACGCTAAATGCGGCCCCGCCATCCTTAGCGATATCAAAGGCGATGTCTGCGTTCTGCTGGCCGCGACCAATCCGGTAGGTGGCCTCCCCGATTAACTTCTTACCCTTGACTTCCATAGAATCCCACCGGCCGATCACCGCTTCCAGAGAGCCGTAGCGATGGGAATCAAGCATGACCGGGTTTTTCATAAAGTTGTCGAGATCCCATCCCGCCTGCCGGATGATGTCACCATCCCGGTCTCGCGTCTCGGTGGACACGACGGCCTCAACCCGGCCAGCCTTACGATCAATGACCTTGACCTCGCCACGCTCAAAGAGGCGGATGACATTGGGCCGTGGGCTGTCCTTACTGCCAGTAGGGTTCATGCCTTTTCAATCCTGCTCACGGGCCCCACAGTATGCTTCGGGGTCACGAATGTCGTTGCTTTGAGCCCAGGCGATACACTCATCCCAAGTCATCTCACAGTTAGGACCGGTTGGCATCTGCTAGGCACCGTCTCGCTAATCTCACGCCGTTAAACAGGACCATTGGTATCCCATGCCCAGCCCATCGGGTTGCACTGTAATAACCTCTGAATAATCCAACAGCGAGGTTCAGCGGCATACCATCACTCCCAAGGGATTCACCTGGTGGTCGTCCCAGGGCTGTCGGCATCGGGGGCAGCGCCCGGGATCCTGATTGGAGCGCGCCGCCTTGCAGGATCGTCTTTTCGGTTTTACCGAAGGGTTGGTGCTTACCCACACAGTGTCGGTGCTGTTGGCAGTGGTGGTAGTTGCCTCGTAATAAATCACTTCGCCAACTTGATAAAACATCCCACCTCTCAGGCAATAAAAAAGCGCGAAACCTATAAAGGCTCGCGCTGCGTCTAGCGTCTGGCTGAGACTCTGGAATCGGCTCTGCGTCTAGCGTCTGGCCGGTCTACTTATTCAGTTGTTAGGGCCGGCGGGATTGTTAGTTCAGACCACACAACCCCACCGGCGCAGGTGGGAACCGTGCCAAGACCAAAGTATCATGGCCTGAGCGCGGTTGTCAATTCCAAGGTCACAGTACCTTCTCTTGCCATTGACCGCCATGTGCACGCTCGGTAGATATGACCGCCTTGCATTTCCGACAATACATCCCTGGCCCCTGGTTATTAAGGACAAGAGAACCACCACAGAACGGGCACCGGGTAATGGAGTGGTCCGCAGCCAACTCCACCACGGGTGCCCGTCTGTATCGGACGTTGCAACGACAATTGGGGTGAGCCGGGATGGTGTCAAACCCCGAGATGAACGGGTCGCCCATTTTGATCCAGCCCTGGGCCTCAGCATCAAGGCAAGGCGTTCCGCCGCCGGTGGCGTCCACCACGTCATCCCCCTGAGTGATCCAACGTTTCTCGTTGAAGTCCTGGGCCACGGCGGCCCCCAGCGCACCCTGGCCCTGAGCGGTCGCTGTCTCGGTCCTGGCCACGGTGGTCGCTCTCTGTGGGCTAAAGGCCAGGTCATCGCGTAAGGCCCGCTGTAGCGTCTGTAGGCTGTCTCCGCGCTCTATGGTCTGAGCCACCAAAGAGTTGACCCTACTCCGCGTAGCGTTGACGATATTCAGATCCCCGTCCACCCGTAGGAGCCGGGCGCCGCGGGTTTCTGCATACTGGGTTGCGAGGTCATCGGCCAGGAGTGGCTCCATCGGGAAGATATTAACCATCGCCGCCTTGAACGCAGCCGCGAGTTCTTCGATTACCTCAGTCTTGTATTTGGTCCACCAGTCCCAATCGTAGGCCGCGACGTCGCCGACTTCTATCTTAGTAATTTGGTCTAGCCATCGGTAGTCAATGAGAGCAGTCAGGCGTTCATCAACAATGGGGTCTTTAAGATTCAGGGTGCCAGCGAATTTCGCAAACTGCTCCTCGAGAAACGCAACCAACCCCTCGGCCTCGGCCTTCAGCCGCCGGGTCCACGCTAGTTGCATGACCCGCTCGGCTATGTCTAGGGGAGTGGGGGCCTTTAACTGGGGTGCTCCCCCTTTGTCAGGGGGTATCCCATCGAATATACCCAATTGATCAGCAAGGGCTTTGCCATGATCACGCCGCTCAATATATCCGAAGTCCTTCACCCCAAGGGTGAAGGGACTCCCACCAGTAGGCTTAACTTTGTCCCCGCCTTCTATCTCGCCCAGGCCCAAGATGGCCCGACCTTCATTCAGCAGCATTAGCCCAGCTTCGTAACCCTTCGTCGCCTCTTCAAGATCCAACTCGCGGTTGTTCGGCGTCGGATCAACGAACTCAAAGTGTAGGCCTCGCTCTGGATAGAGCTTTAATAGCTTCGTGTTGAGCGACAACCGGATGCGCTCCAGGCGAGGCTTGATGGTCCACCGGGCAAAGATGAACTCGGCCGCTTGAGCATTACTTCTACTTGGCGCTTCCATGACGCCAAGCATCGGGAGCGGAACCCCGTAGGCAGCCAAAACGAGGTCGCGTGTCTGTTGCCTCAACTGGACAAATTGCATATCGCGTTGAGTGTATTTGCGCTCAACAAACTTGGCCCTTTCCAAGAAGCCCATACGCCCGGCGTTGGCCGTACCCTGGTGCATGGTCTTCCACCGCTCGACCAGTTTGTTAAAGTCGGTATTGCTCATGGCCCGGTCTGTTTCGATGATCCCGCCTGGTGTTGCGTCATTGCGGAAGAACGACCGATTGAAGTTCGCCGCCTCCACCTCAGAACCGAGGTCGAGAATGAGGGACTGGATCGGGCCCATGCCACGATATGGGTCAAGCGGGTTCGGGTGCCGGATGAAGATCACGTCCTCGAGATCGAAAAATATCTTCTCTGAGCCGAGAGTGTAGATATAACCTTTTATGTATTCGTCATGGTCCTTGATTGGCGCCATACGGTCAGGTCGGACGGCCCACATCTCAACCGGGATACCACGCGCATTTCTGACCAACACCCACCACATCTCTCCTGTCAACTCAAAGTGTTGTTGGCTCATCTCCAGGAAGTCTTGGCGTGTGTCGAAGGCGTTGGCTGATTCCCAGAGCGTAAGGGCGGGATGGGTGAATATCTCTTTCGCTGTACCAGGGCCTTGGTATAGATGCCACTCGCTGGAGGCAACGGCTTCGGCTATCTTGCTTACCGCGGCGAACACCCAAGAAATGGTGGAGTAGGTGGCCATGTGGCTGAGGTTCCCACCGCCCAACCCTCCAGACGTGAAGTTGCCCGCGCCTTGGTTGATCGCCGGCGGGCGCTCCTGGTTGTGGGCCTTGCTGATTAAGCCGTCGTACAGGGCTTTAAGTAGCGTCAATATTGATCCTCGTCAAGTCCGTCATACGACTCAGGATCATCAAATTCGTTGCACCGGCAAGCCAAGCATTGCTTGCCATCCATATGCTCGCTCTCATCGTGGCCACATTCGCAGACGAGATCATCGTCAATTATGCCACTCATACCAACCGTCAGCTCCAGGCTTTTTCTTTATGTGCATTCCAACAGACGGGGAATCATCAACTAGACAGGGCCGGGCGCATTCAGGATAACACTCGTAGGCATATTGGCCCCCGCTCCTGTAAACCTCACCAACAATAATAGATAGATGACAAAGGCCACACACCCTCCGGCGGTCGGCAGTCAACAACATACCCTACCTCCGCATCAACTGGGCGTATGTGATGGCCGCCACACCAAGGACAATCCACCCCAGGGGCTGCCACACCAGGAAGAGGCCGACCAGCAGCACGGCGAAGCCTACCGCCTCCACGCTCCGGGACCGGAGACGGAAGGTGGCCGCCGAGGTTAGGTGCCTCATCCAATCAATCAAATGCTATCTCGGTTCATCGTAACTCCTCCTCCCTGGAACACCCGCTCTCACCTGGGGGCCTAGCTAGCATGGACAGGGTCACCAGATACGCTGATAACGACGCCTTAGACCCCCAGGAGACAACAGGCGTTTCACTAGGCCTTCTTCTCATTCTGTTGGTAAACGTGGCCGCCTGGTGCCACCTCGTTGGTAACATACCCCTTGGCATTGAAGACCACGCCTTCGTCAGGTGTCAACCCAAGGCGCCCCCGCCAGTAGTCAGCGTGGTTCCCTTTGAGCCGTCTCAGGGTTTTAGCCATCAAACACTCTCGCCTGACATGATACTCCCCGGTGTGCCACCTAGGTTTCTACGCAACTTATGAATACACCAGTACATCGCCTGGATATGAACATCGTACGGGAAGTAGAAGTATCTAGCCACCAGTGCTAACCGCTCATACATGGAACCCTCCTCACTCCCTAGAGATCGAAGAACCTCAACGATGGCGAGCCGCAGAGCGGAGAATAGGCCATCGCCAAGGCATCAGCGTCATCTGGAGACCTCTTGATCCGTTTCTTGTACTCATCCTTGGATTCTAACCGTAGGCGCCGGTCCCCCTGGATGCGCTTCCGCCGGGCGGCCAATTGGGCGATCACCTGGGGGTTATCATCCAAGTCTACCATATCGGCCTTAAAAGCCTTGGCAAGATCTAACCAAGCCTCGGCTATAGCGTTGACGTAATGACCTTCATCATCGGCCTTCTCCCCCCCATTGAAGGGGATGATGGGGCAATCACCACCTCGGATCCTGGCCGCCTCTTCGTTGAGCCGGTCCGTGACGCCGCCACCAACCCCGGTGTCATCCACGATGATCTCTACCTGCCAAGGTAGGCAGTCATCACAATCAGATCGCCACTCACCCTCGTGGTCGTCACAGGCACCCTCGGCATTTGCCAATAATCCCAAGTTGCCAGCCACATCCTGGGTATCATGCCCCTGAACATCCCAAACCTTGCGGCATTGATGCCCCTGGCGACGATATACGACGGTTCTATCGCTGCCGAATCTCGCAACGTCACAGGACAGCGTTACGGTATCATCATCGTCGGGCGGGAGGTCACGCTTTACCGCCGCCATGATTTCAGACCGAGCAACAATGGTGTGCTCCAAGCTATCAGAGAACTGCCCCAAGGCGGACCCTATATACAGCGGATCATCGTCCCCCCAATCCTTGGCCATCTGCGCCACTGAGGCAACCGAAGCCATGCCCGGGATAACGGTTCTGCCTTCTATCAAGTTGGGTGTGTCGAAGGCGCTGATACGGATAGTGATCCAGTTATCCTCGCCGGCGTTGAAAGCATCGTAGAACTCGCCGGCCTCACAAAAGGGATTCCCCGTCATCAGAATACAGGTCGGGAGTAGGCGCTTGACGCTGTCGATGTGGGCTTGGCTGATATTATGGGCCTCGGTAATGATTACCAGTAGATGCGGAGAGTGGAAGCCAAGCGCGTTATACGGGTCTGTGGTGGCGAAACCCCGGGCATAATATTCGTCCCCGATGTTCCACGCCGAAGTCTGGAGGAAGGTGCCATCAAGAGGATACTTGGCCTGGTTGAACGCCAGCCGGGCTTCGCTGAAAACGATGTCGCTAACCTGACGGTGGGAGGGCCCCACCACGATCACCTTGGCCGGCTTATGCGTGGACATCCACCAGAGCATGATCCGGGCGCTGGTCCAGTCCTTACCAGTCCCATTGGCACCACAGACGGCAACCCGGGGCTTGTCCCTTACGGCCGCAAGGATCTCCCGTGGCTTGTCCCACATATGCTCTACCCCGAGGATGTTGGTGAAGAACCAATCGGGATCTGCCTGAACGTGCTGTATTAGTTCAAGGTCGGTGGTCACTCTGCCGCGGCTCCGGGTGCCAGCGGTAGGTCCATATCATGTAGAAACATTACTACCTCAAGCCCATGGCTGCACACGGCCTTGAAAGACACGCCATCCGTCGTGAGAGCCGCCACCCCATCACTAGACAATGCAAACCCACATTCATCATCAAAGGTTACCATCAGGAAAACCCCGTCAGGCACACTCTCTGGATCAATCAGAAACGGTTCTACTAATTTCGGTTCATTTTGGTCCACCATCGTCTCCCTTCGGCACCAAGTCCAACAGCTCCGAGAATGACATCCGCACCGGACCGCCATCCTTTCCAGAGACTTCCTTCCGTTGCGGGGCATCGAAGCCCAACATCTCGGCCCGGCGCTTCTTGATAGCCAGACGTCGGTCCCACCAATGACCGTCTCCCCTAATCCATATGGGCTCAGGCTCTTCGCCCTTCGTTTCTTTACCCATAGTGAAATATCCTAGCCCACGGTCAACGGCCTCCCGTTCCATGTCATCCATCTCTGCTAGTTCTTTGGCCTTCACCGCAACGGGGTCCGTGAGGAGCTCCTGGCGCCACTGCGCCTCGAGCCACCGGATATCTGATGCAATGGTATTTGGATCCACTCCCATAGCCAGAGCGATCCGCCCTTTGCGCTCCCGACGCAAGTAGAGAGTAGCGACCTGTCGACGTCGCTCTTGAATCACTGCCCTTTGTTGGTTACTTTGACCCATTTCCCTACTCGTTAGCTATATTATACTAAATTGTGCCGCTCATTAGGTTCCTGGTTCAGCAGGCGGCTTAGTTGCCCGCCAAAAACTTGTCCCAGTCGGCTGTGACTGCCGCCACTGGAAGCAGAATTACGTCGGCCCCGCAAGTAGTGCAGCACCCATCCTCATCGAAAGGGCCGAAGAACCGGCAGTCCACACAAAAAGGCACCTCTGGGGCCATTCGTTCGAGCAATGCCACCAGCCCCGCCGCCGCTTCCTTGGCCTCGGCGCGACAGGTGTCCCAGGCGAGGTCGGCACCCAAGTCAGCAACAACTTCGTCGGTAATATCTTTGAACAACATCGTCTCTCGATAGGCTTGAATAGAGGTTTTTAGGTCGTCTTTGGTCAACCGGGCTCGTTCAGGTGCGGACATCACTCCTCCTTAGTACAGCACCGCTTCAATTTTGTCCCAATCGGATGGGCGCCAGAGATAGTATTCGATTTCTGGAACAAGTTCCAAATCGTCTTGCCACTCTTTCTGATCCGCTGACAAGATACCACGCTCTGACTTCACCTCGGCAAAAATCAACCTTAGTCCCCGCACTAAAACAAGGTCTGGGAAGCCACGAGAGCCCTGTAGCGGCGTCCGCCACCCTTTGTCGGTCTTAGCTGGGCGGAAGTGGGTCCAGCGCCAGCCACGTAGCGTAGCGTACTCTGTAACGGTGTCCTGGAACTGGGCCTCGGTTATCAGGTGGCTAGCGGTCATCAGCTTCCCTGGGGAAGATTCCGTGTCCACGAACGTAAGTGCTTGAGGCAGGATTTGCAGGTAGCCTCGGGAAAGGAGTTTGTTAGCTGCTTATGCGCTACTACATTTCGCCCACAATAGGTCAAAAGAGATCCCGGCTGTGACGACCAGCGTAGATGAATTTTCAGTTCAGTCATCTGTGTACCCCTGCCAGCGGTGCCAGCACCACCCGTTTGGATAGCCGGGCCTTTCGTATCCTGGGCACCGCAAGCACAGTTCCCTTCTTGAATCAATGTCGGTAAAGACGTGGCGCTCCTGGAGATGCTCGGATTGCTCATGCCCACAGACACATTCGGTTGGGCTATGTTCAGTCAGTTCGATCATAGTTCCGATACTCCGTTACCAGTATCAACTCTGGCGACACGTATCCTACCCTGGCGCCCTCTAACTGCTCGGAGATGGCGGCCCGAATGTTCGACGCTAGCTTCTTGTCTACCGGCATGTTGTATGCCAGAGACCCCACCAGCTCCGCCAGTTCGACATGCCACATGGCGGCCGCCTGATGCCCGTGAACCCGCCACTGGTAGCCGTCTACCTCTACGGTCAGACGGGTTACTTTGGGCGTGCCAGCCATCAAGAGCGCCACCCGTGGCCGCAGCGGAGGCAGGTGTGGATCATAGCTGCATCGGCAGCGGCACGCCTTCCAGCCGCTTTACCGCCTGTTGTAGATACGCTTCGCTCAGATCCACACCCACGGCCCGGCGGCCAAGCCACTGCGCCGCCAACCCCGTGGTGAACGTTCCCGCGAAGGGGTCCAGCACCAATGCCGGGACCGGGTTGCCAGCGCCACAGGTGCAGGTGGCCCTCCAGCCGAGGGTCGCCGTTTCCCGGTCAGCGTTACATGCCATACCAGAGTCGTTCCTGTCCAGGTTGGCACTATCTGTAGGAGCTACACGATTGAGTGTTAGTTTCTCCACCACCCGGGCGTATTGGTTACCACACTCGGGGCAGCAACCCCGCTCCGACGTGCTGGCCTGGATGCAGATGCGGGGTAGGTCGCTGGGGAAGGTGGCGAAGTGGGCGCCGCCGTAGGGCTCCGGGCTGATGTCGTTCCATACGCTCCGGCGGTTGGCGCCACTGCTAAAGTCTTTCATCCCAGCCGTAATCCCAGTCCCGTGCCCATCATTGAACTTTCCACCGTCGGCGATGAACGGATATGCCTGCCGCGCAAGGCTAGATGCTTGAACCGCCGTCTTCACCGCCTCCGCATCGCAGTAGTACCCCATCCCCTTGGTCAGCATGAAAATGTACTCATGGCTGGACGTGCAGCGCCAAGAGCCCTTCCGCAGTACCAGGCCATCGTTATCGACGCACTTGGGGCAGCCGGGGCAATCGGTGTATTGAGCTTGCAACTCGGGATCGCGGCTGCTATCAGGATTACGACCGTTGGCTCCTTCCCAAGCTACAACTCCAGCCATTTGACCTTGGCTATTACTCCGCCCTGCTGGGCTCACCTTCACACGGCACTGCTCCCAGCGCCAGCCGTTGACCGACTCGGGCATGGCCGACTTTTTCGCCCAGATAACCGTGTCGCGCCACGTCCAGCCGTCGTCCTGCAACGCAAGCACCACGCGCTCGGGGATGCCGAGCCGGTTGCCATCGCTCTCGTTGTTCCGGCCCATGAATGGCTGGCTGCCGGCGTTACTCAGTTGTTTCTCAGATGCGGTCCTGGGGCCGCCACCGCGGTTCTGAGCGCCCATGCTGTCCCCGAGGTTCAGCCACAGCACCCCGTCATCCCGCAGCACCCGGCGGACCTCCCGGAACACATCCACCAGGTTTGCCACGTAAGCCTCAACGCTGGCCTCTAGCCCAATACCCTGGTCGTCTAACCCACTGTAGACCCGGAGGCCGTAGTATGGCGGCGACGTGACCACGCAGTGGACGCTCTGGTCCGGCAGAGGGATGCCCCGGGCGTCGGAGTGGTAGAGCTGCACGATGCCATTGTCGTAGTAGGGGGTCATTCCTGCACTCTCCCGATCACCCGGCGACCCAGGCTGGCTTCATGCTTTGCCCGCTCCTGCTCCTCCCGCTCCTCGTAGGTTGTTCCCGCGGTAGGACGGTGGGCCTCTCGGTATCCCACGGCCCTCTTCAGCCAGCCTCTCACATCAACCTGCTTATCGTTATACGCGAGATGCGCCTTGCGCCCAACGGCCTTGTCGATTTCGTGTTGAACCTCGTCCACTCCTCCCAGCTCCACCGTATAAGTTTCGCCAGTACGTTTATAGATAGCCGTGTTCATAGCTTGCCGGAACTCGTCCGTAATCTCAGTCACCCGCTTCGGGCGCCCGGTAGGCGTGCGCTCGGGGGCGCGAGCAGCGAGGAGACTATCAGCTTCTTCTTGTGTCAGTGCCGCAGCAGGGACCTCCCCCGTGGTGAGCAGGTTCAGTATTGAGTCCAGCTTGTCTACAACGTTGAGCTGCATCCAGGCGCGGTCTGCTGCGTTCATGGGCGGGCTCCTATAGGCAAAAACAATGGATAGCGATGCATAAGATTACACCAAAACATTTCGCGCACTCCCGACCCCATTCGGAACACGATATAACTGCCGCATCTAGGACACGGGGGCTCTACTAAGTACGTACTCCGTGCCCCGACCCCGCGGCGGCGATTGAGCCGAGTGAGGCTGACGCCTGCTGCGCTCACTGAGTAACCTCGTGAAATAGACGGCATTGCTCGTTGGATCCGTACGGCCCGATAGGGATCAAACTATCTAAGATGGCTTTGCCGGGCGATTCCATGTGAGGGACGTTGGTTAGTTCGTAGTTATATGCCAGATGAGCACCCCATATGGGGCATCCGGGCCCGTCCTCTGGTCCGTAATGAACACACCGGCGGCAGTAGCGGTCTTGGTACAGGTCGCCCTCAGTTCCATTGCTGAAATATCCCACTCTGAACCTCCACGGTATACGGAATCTTGCGGGCCTCCATGCAACGCTGCCGGAGACAGTGGTAGGTCAACGCCCCCCCTTCCCCCCTCAAAGGGGATGGTTGGGCTAGGTCAACGCTGACTCCCCGGACTGACTGCCTATTTAACTGGGGTGGTCGAGAACGTCCGACTGCATCCCTAACCTTACGGTGTCGGCACCCCAGTGTCAGTTGCTGGTTGTTTCTTGGCCACCGTCGCCAGCTTGCTCTGTCAGCCTAGCCCCCTACGGTGTCCTTACCAGGTTGTGTCGTTAGCCGGATAGTTGCCGTGGTCAAGCCATTTCTCTAAGCAATCACGGTTACAGAACCGTCGCGTTATGGTGGACTGGCCTTTAAAGATGCTCAGAGTTACTCGGCTCCGCCCGACAACGTTGGCACAGTACCCGCAATTGAGTCTGTTCATCTGTGCCACCGGCATTTAGACCTCCTGCAAGAATAAAGCTCCTGCCCTGATTGGCCTGCGGAAAAGGCAAAGAAAAACCGCTTCTCCAAGCTGCCGTTGCTTCCGAGACTGCTATATGCAATCTCACGGCAGCCTGGAAGCAGCGGCCGTTGGTGCAATCCTGCTTTAGTATATCACATTACTCTGCTTGATTGCTTAGCAGAAGCCCGGTATCTCCAGATCCCAGTTCGAGTGCTATTTGCATAAAAGCAAGCCTTATTATGGAAAAGTGCATATTGAGTACGCCCATGAGTTTTGGTAAAACTGGTCAGTTGTGACGGCCGACGAGAGAATTTTATGCCACATCCGTCACACACGGCCACAATCTGGCTCTTTAATTCAAGGTGAACCAAGCACCAATCTGATTGTGGCAATGATGGCTCCCCGCATAGAAGGCATGCACCTATTTCGGTTTGAAATTGACATGACCAGGCTGCTAAACGGCCAAGGTGTTTGAACTCCGCACTCCTGAGAGCCCTGAAGGCGGCAGCCAGATACCGTCTCCGGAGTCGCATCACAAATTCGTAGGAGAAAGTATCTGGGTATATCTGTTGTAGTAGAAGACACAACTCCCCACGGGCCAAGGCCGCTCTTTTATCCGCGTGGTTATCAAGATACATAAACGGTCGGAGAAAGTGTGCTCGTGTGGGATGACGTAGTTTGCGTAAGCCTTTCATCTCTATTTGTCTTATACGCTCTCTGCTTACCCCAAACGCTACACCTACTTGGTCAAAACGCAGGCCCTCCCCTGTCCGAAGGCCGAAGTGCATCATAATGACCCGCGCTTCCCTCTCTGAGAGGGTATGAAGCGCCTGACGAATTGCCCAAATCACGGTATGTCCGTCTGGATTCTCCCAGATAAACCGGGGGCGGTCAGAGAAAGCTAGAAAGTTCTCGCCGAAAATCGCCGATAGCAGCCTTTCAGCCTGTTTTCGTTGACTCATGCTTCCCTTCCCGCTTCCGCTTGTTGGTAAAGGCGCCGCCGAAGATCGAGTTCACGAAGTGCCGGATCTCCCCGCAGAACTTACACACTCCAGGGCTCGTGGGCCCGTTGGACGGCTCTATGATCCAGTAGTGGACGCAGGCCGCGGTCTCAGTTGCCATCTAACTTCCGCCCGAACTTGAGACGACCGCGGCCCGGGAGCTTGGCCCTATCAACGATGTCGGCCACAGCCCTGATCCGCCGAGCTATCGGATGGACCTTGGTCATGTTGAAACTCTCTTGATGGTCAACCTCCCTCGTCTCGGTCCATGCAGAGGTGTAGCACTTCTGCAAGTCGGAATCCGGCATCGCTTCTTTCAACGCTACGAGTATGGCGGGGTTATAAGATGGCTTGCCAGGTACGAGCTCGCAGATGTAGACCTCGCTGGGAATGCTGGGGAACTGGGCGCCGAGGGCTTCCATCCGGCGGTAGATTTCTTGCTCGAGCCGACCAGCAACGCCCTGATAGTATTCCACTTGGTTAGACATGGTCTCGTACTCGAACAAGAGTTGGTCGTCGTTGAGAACCGCGTTGCGGGCATCCCTCTCTGTGGTCATTCCCGGGCCTCCTTCTCTGCCTTACTTAACTCCAGGTCGGCCATGACCAGGAGAATCTTGCCAATTGCTCGAAGGGTTGCTACCTGCTGTTGATCTGGTCGATCTGATGGGTTATGTAGACTTAGATCAGCGTTCTTGAGAATCACCCTCAACTCACTTAGGACCATGGTTAAGCCCCTTCTCTTTCGGCTCGTTGCGCCGCCGCCTCTCCAGCGAGGAATTGCTGGTACTCCGCGTCGTCGGGTGGTAGTTCAGGTGCCTCCGCGTCCGCCGGTGGCTGTGTGTCCGGCTCAGGGCCAGTGGGAGGGGTTGCTAACAGGGTCACCGCCCGCAACATCTGGACCGGCTCCATCTTGCTCCACGTCTTGCCATTGAAGTTGTCTTTGAGCCAAGTGTCGGCTTCGGGCTTTTTGTACTCACCGAACCGAGACTCGTAGGCCGTCCTGAAAGCGACTGCCTCCACGTTCCCGAACCGGCACCACTCGTTGGTTCCCTCAATCTTGTGGGACGCCTGGACGGCGCCCCAGTTGGTTTCACTCACGAACCATGTCGTGTCGTGTTCGGGGCAGGCGCCGAGGTCTCCCTGGGCCAACGCCTTGTTGTCTTCCTCAACAACCCGGGCAGTCCCTTCGATGACGTTGGGTTCATCCCCCTCGTGTAGAATCTCGATCCCTTCCAACCCCATCGGCTTGGCCACGGGTCCGAACATTTGCTCCCGCATCCGCCGTTCCCCCCGCTTCTGAGCCATTTCGATTTGCCGGTTGATGAGCGGCAAACGTTCACGGGCCCGCGCGATGTTTTTTGAATTGGCAATCAATCGCTCCCCCTCCCCGTCCAACACGCGGCCCATGCCTTCCACGACGGCGCCACTCGCCATGTCCTCACCGATGCAAATTTGAATAACATCCTTCGGTTTCATGGCGCCTACCTTCAACCAGTAGGATTCCTCCTCCGTCGTCGGCGGACGATAGCGAACGCTTATAAAGTGGCCGGCCGCATTATCCAGCCGACGCCGCCCGGCAATGGTAATGTAGGGGCGGCCCTGGTAGGGCATGATCTCGCCCATCAACGGATCCAGCCGGTAGGCCAAGGCCACTTGCGCCAAGAGCGCCAACTGGTCCGAAGACTGGTCCTTGTCAGGGAATAATCCAAGATTCATGGCTCGGTTCACAGTGGCCAGGGCTGTCGCTTGATCCGTGATGGGCGCCAGTGCTGTTACTTCCTTCTGGGTCACAATATCTACCTCCCTCGTTGTTCCGTCTGGATGGGCTAAGAACTTGGTCCCGGTGTCTTTCTTCTGGTAGGTCTGGTGCGCTGGGTCGTCTATACAGGTTAGGACATAATCTCGCGGCCCTCCACCTGCCTTGAGTGGCATCCGAAACCGCCCACCGCAATCGCCGCAGTGGTGCGAGTTGGGGGTGACCCCTGCGGGGACTGGGTAAATCATGCCGGGTCCGTGGCCTTGGCTATGGCTTCTTTCCCTGACTCAAGGATGTCAAGGAAGTGGGCCCGGCGTAGCTTGCTGGTCAAGACCCCATTCCCTACCATGTCTTTGACTACCTCCAGCAGCTCCGGGGCAGCGGCTATGAGTCGGGCATTGGCTTCTTCCGTGGGCCACCCTTTAACACTTATAGGGTCTGGTTGAAGATAGACAGCAGCAACCACAACTTCCTTTGACCCTATTACTTCAATCCGCCCTAATTGTTTCCAATCTGGGATTATCCACGGTCCTGGTGTGTGCATAATCCTCCTCCTAGTTTCTGGAAAGGGTGGCGCAACTTGCTTGTAGCTCGGGCCACCGGCGCACCATTGAGAGAACAAGGCTGTGGAAAACTCCAGGAAATGGTGGCTGGTCGTGGTCGTACTTCCAAGAGGGCCATTCTATGATGTTAGACAGATAGGTAGGGATCATTTGTGTCTCTCCTTCGTCCCGTTATCCCCTTGGCGGCCATTCTCGTTGTGGGCAATTGTGGTAGCGACATTCAAATCCTTCCTTGCCACTGCCGCCTGGGGCCTTTGCCATTGCTTTGACCTTGCCACATCCAGCGCAGATTATCACTTCGGTTTTCCTCATCTTGTTCCCTCCTACTTTCTATTGCCCCGGCTTTGGCCGAGGCCTGCGGGTTACGCCCGGTGTCGGCTTCACCGGGTGCCATCCCCTCTAGGTTGGCGGGTTGTAGGTCCAGCCGGTTTCTCCGACTTTGTGGCCTTCCATGTAGCGAAACTCATAAGCGAGTTTCCCATGAAGTTCCGCGCTATTCCCGGTGTACTCAATCTTGTCCCCTTTGAAGTATTCCATCTTGTTCCCCTCCGTTGATTTACTTGACATGGATAATATATCACCAAATGCAAGGGTTGTCAACACCTAGAGCAAGGAATATTTACATATTGCGAAAACCCATTGCATCCTGTAGAATATACCCATGGTGATTGAAGAGCGAACAGTCAAGAATTTGGTGGATGCCCTGCGGGC